GTATAGTTACCTTACTAATAGCCGGAGCAACAGCTTTACCCGCCATACCCGCTGTTAAACCAGTAATATAACCCTTTAATCCAGATATAGCTGTATTGGTAGTAGCTTCCCAAAAACGAGTTGGACTATCTATATCACCATTTTCGTACGCGTCTAACATGGCCGCTCTTAAAATTTCTGGCAGAGCAAACGACCCTGCCATCGCGGCAATTGGCATAGTTATAATCTCTTCCGGCAAAGCTGCTTGTGGTCCTGCCTGTCCTGCAGCAAAAGCGCCCCCGCCACCTAAGAAAAACCCGGCGACCCCCGCTGGTATATCACCAGTAATCATACCTAGCATTTCAGATGAAGACTGCATAACAGTCTTATTCATCGATTGAGCTTGCTTAGCTTTTTCAGTAGGAGCATCAAAAGCTAGACTACCCGTAGAGTAATTAAATCCCGCACTAAAAAAATCATCTAAAGTAAACACTTCTTTAGTAAATCTTTCTGCAGATTCACCAAACGTGTCTCGTGCAGCTTTTACCAAAAATTGTTGTAATGGTGAAATATCAAAATCGGATATACCTAATTTATCATTAAACTCGGTATCTGCCATGCCAGCAGCATTTGCTTCTTGCCTAAGAGTAGACACCAAATCATTAATACGATTCTTAGATAATCCTTGATTTCTTAATTGGTCTATATAAGAAGTCATTGCCCAGACAACCCTAATCTACGACGTCCTTCCGTTAATTCGGCGTCCTCTTCTTCAGTTCTTGCTGATTCTGGTATACGTACTGTAACACTTTGATCAGTATCTTCTGGTAAAGGAGCGGGAGTATTAGCTCGCGTTTCAGCTTCTTCAGCTTGCTCTTGTTGTGCATTAAATTTAGCTACATCTTTCACAACTTCTAAAGGATTACGAACTAATGCGTTCATATCTTTAACAATTTGATGGTGTTCACTTTTCGGATCAAATATGACACCAATTGATATATTTTTGTCAGAAAGCTCTGTCTTTTTCTGCTCGTACATTGCTACAGCTTCACCATACAACCTATACCCTTCTGGATCGGCAAAACCTGTCATTGGGTTAGCTTTTATTAATTTAGCTTTTATTGTTGCTAGGAATACTTTCTCTTGTTGAGTAGTAGGACGCAACAATCTAGTAGTTAGCATTTTATATTGTTGATCATTAAGATGCCCACTAATTCTAGATTGTTGCAATTGTTTTTCAATCTCCATAACTCTGTTAGGATCGGCTACATTTTCTGTTTCGTCAAACAATTTAACGAATCTAAAATTTTTCTCAATAGGCGGAATATCTTTACTTGCATCACGTGTTAACTCAGCCCGATATACTCTTTTAATAAACTCTTTACCAGATGGGCTAAGATCAGAATCACGTAATTGTGCAGCAAAATCACCTCTTGTTGTTGGGTCGGCTAAAGCTACCATCGCTATATCATATAGTCTGTCAGTTTCAACTCTATCAAATTCTGTTCTTTTTGCTGCTTGTAACCTTAAAGCAGCTCTATCTTCAGCTAAATAAGTACGCCTTTGAGTCTCCGCCTCTTTTAGTAATTTTTGCGCTTGTCCCGGCTGCAAGTACTCTTTCCAAGGCTGACTAGAATCTGATAGTAATTTGATAGCTTGATCATTAGTAGACCTGCCACTTGTGATTAGTCCCTTGATGGCGGATTCGCCAATAGCATATCCATTTTCACGTAGCGTTTTTTCTCTGGTTAACGGGTCTACATTAGCTAGTAGCTTGTTACCTTCAGCTAAATTTTCTGCGAGCAATATTGGTAATTGTGAAAAATCAGAAGACACAATGCCCAAACGATTGTTATGTGTTACACTAAATGTATCAAGTGATCTAGCTTGTCGATTTGAATCATCAAATATTATAGATTTTGAATTAAATGTAGCCATCATTTGATTTAGGCCAATCCGAGTTTTAGATATGGCCAAATCATTTGGAGCCGCAGCAATTAATTCTTCTGATCTAGTCCGCATAAATGCATCAAAATCAGCAGATATATCTTCAGTAGCTGTACTTCTACGCTCTATAAAATCTTGTGTAAATTCTGTGCGAGCTTCTGATAATGCTTTTGATACATAAATATTAGCATTTTCGGTAGTTTTCTTTTCTAAATACTTTAAGGCAAAATCAGATACTTGCCTACCCGCTTGTTCCAACATTCGGCCACCCATAGCACCAAAGGTGTTAGGAGTAGCTCTTGGTACAGGAATAGACCCTGGACCTGGAATAGTTTGAGTACCACCTGCTCTATATTCTGGTATTCTAGGCACTTATATTCTCCTACGGTGGTCCAGCACTTGGAAATGTAGTACGTGGAGATACACCCGGTGTGGGCACTGTTCTAGCACTACCTAAAGTACCAGTAGACCCAGTGCCAACTCCAGCTTGTTTGGCGGCTAGTCCTGTTTTACCGACACCCGTTAAAAGAGTAGCCCCGGCGGCAAGGGGTCCTGCTTTACCTGCTGCTGCTGCCTCAAAACGCGACAATTCGGATTGAGCTTCAAATCCGGTTGCCCCTAATTCACCACCATGAATAATTACTTGAGCATCTAACTCTCCAGCCTCAGCCGTTGCTTCTAACACTTCTAAAGGTGTACCTTCTAAAACAACCCCCGAAGCAGCAAAACCCGCCCTTTGTCTGGCTAGCAAGTCTTGCGTAGCAGACCTTTGACGTTTTGCATCAAATTCAGCTTTCTGTCTAGCAGCAATAGCTTGGTTTCTTTGAACTGCCGCATTAAACGAAGCCGCTTTTTTCGCAGCGTCCGCTTGTTGCATCTGGCCCGCCGCTGTCATAGCTGTACCACCGACCGCCGCCGCAATTAATGCTACTTCTACACCTGTGCACATTTTAACACCTAATCATTTGTTTTAACATGCGAAATTAATGCCAATATAGTCATTGGCAATGGTTGATCTTGTTGTACTTGGACATGATCTTTAGTCTCAAATCCTTTAGGATAAGGTACTTTCTTATCTCCTGTAAATAAAGCTGGAGGACTATCCATTAAATCAGAACTATCACGAAAAGGCACTGAATCTAAACTGCCACCTTCTGGACCAACTTTTACACCCAATGATCTATATAAACGTACAAACACTTCGTGAATACGTTTAGTTCTTGATTGAGCGGTACCAGAGTCAGCTCCCGCTTCTAAGCTTAAGCAAGTTACAGTGCTTGTAAAAGGTATACCAACATGCACTATACTGGCTCTATTCTCTAAGGTAATAGAGCCAGAAGACACCGTTTTTTGTGCTTGCACCGCCCCATTACCTACTACGCTAACCGTCTCTCCCTCGATATGACCCAAACCTGATACACTAGTTACTGCTTTTCGTACTGTACCATCTTGAGTATATGTAGTAAAATTAGTACTATTTATATTAGCACCATTTTTATCGGTTAACTGAAAATTATTAGTGGTCTTATTAGCTACTATGAATCTCTCATTATTTAATTCAGTCATACCTTTGACGCCTCGTATATCTACGTAGTCGCCATTAGAAAACCCATGAGACGATGCTGTTACGACAGCTGGGTTAGCCTTGGTTACTGCCGTTATACTAATTGGAGAATCTAAGGTTAAACCACTATCTACAAAAAAAGCATCCTCCTGAGTGTCTGCAATGTCTAATCCTGGTTGCAATATTTCTACATGCCTGTATGTTCTACCATTAATATATCTCTGGACTGACAAATATACTTGATCTCGACCCGCACCATCAGTGGCAGTAGACGGTATCGTAGCTACCGATTCTACTTTAGCAGTGTTACCACCTATATCAGAAGTACCACCCATCGTGTGGCCGTGCCAAGCTACTACTTCTTGATCCCTCTGATACGTAAATCCTAATAATGACCCGTCGGTGAGACAACACCAAACAATTGAATCTGGCTCTTGTTGGTACGCCATCTGAGTAACGCCAGTAGCAGTTATATGTTCTGCAAGCAAAGTTAAATCAGGAGCCACAAAGGTATCAGATTCAAAACGGTACACGAATTCTCTAATTTTGCGTCTGGCTCTTTGTAAAAACAAAGCTACATGACCGACTCGTAATGGTGCAACCGCAGCTGACCCAAATGTAGTATGTCTAACAACCCGCATATTAGTAGGGGTTAAAGCTTCATTTTCACTAGACGCCGATACGACAAATTCACCACCAGCTGTACCAACAGCCAACACTACACCAGAACTTAGCCATCTGATAACATTAACTTGATCAGTCGCAATAGTTACCGTAATTGAATCATCAGCTGCTGTACCGGGTGCAAAATTAGTAAAATCTCCACTAGCACTGAGATTTAATAATTGTGGAAAATCATTAGACCCGCCAAATACCAATCTCTCCTCAAAAAAAGTAACCGCTGCTGGATGATTATTAGTGTAATAATGTCCTAATCTCCAAGTAGTAACACCACTAGTACCACCCGCGTTATCGCCCTCTACAGTGGCTGTAACATGAGTTGTGTCTGTAAAAGCAGTAACTTTTAAATATGTGGTAGTACCACTATGAGTATGTCTAATTAATCTGCCAACATCAGCTGATCTAAAACCAACCCCACTATTAATACCCACTATAGCTGATGCTGTTACAGTAACACTGCCAGAGGTGCCCGATAAAGATAGTGTTGTACTAGTAGCGTTTTCATTTAGATATGGCCCATCTAAAAATGCAAACTCTGACACCGACCAAGAAGTATGCCCCGTCCTAGTAATTTCTCTAGGTGCGTAATTAGGATGTACCACATATAAAATGTCTGCTGATTGTGTAAAAGACAAGTCAAAAACGTCAGCAATACCATATGGGGTTGCTTCTTCATAAACTCTTTCTGCCGTACCACCAGATGAATAAGCAGTAAAGGCCGAAGTATTTATATTAGTGCCATTAATGTCTGTTAATTCAAAGGTGTTGGTGGTTTTATTAGCTACAATATAAAAATCATTATTAACTTCAGTCATACCAACAACTGAGGATATATAAACCCAATCACCATTATTGTATCCATGACTACTACTAGTCACTACACCCGGATTAGCTTGTGTTATACCCGTAATCGCTTTGCTAGACTCTAAAATTATGCCATCATTTCGATAAAACCTAATATATTCATCACCAAATTCTAATATATATGCTTGCTCAACATTAAATTCAAAAGATACCAATCTAGCCTTGTGACTGGCATTCTTAGTTTGTAGAACAAATTTACTGCCACCACGCCTTTGTAATCCACCATGTGGTAGTACTACAAAATTATCAATGCTTTTAGCACCATTTTGGTACTTAGACAAATCTATACGTGAATCTAGTCGAGGAGAAATTTCACCTGCAGTAAAATTAGTCTGGATATATTTGGTTCTAGCCATTAATTCTCATTAGGAAATGCAGAATTATAAGACGACCTTGAATCTAACCATGTACTAGCTTCTAAATACTCAGGATACCCTTCAGTGGCGTCAATCGATCGGGCTGTACGTAGTTTAGCCGCATACTGTTGAAACATAAAATCTGCTAGATTAACATTATCTGCTAGAGGAACAGCTAGCTCTGCTGCCAATTTGCAAGATAAAGCCTCTATAAACAATTCATCAAATTCACTAGGGTCTGTAACCTCATAAATATATTTAATTTTTAAAGTATCTGCATCAACTAAGATAAATTTACCCTCTACTTTATAATCTTGGTCATTTAACAAATTGGTATCTAATAATCTAATTAAATCTACTGGAAGCGCAAATTTAGAAGTAAATTTATATTCAGGGTCCGTGGTACTTTTGGCTAAATTTTCTCTTTTAATAGCAAAATTCCACGAATGCGACCGCAAAGTCATATTGCGAACACGATTAAAATGTAGATTACAAAGACGACCAGACTTACTATCTTCAGTTAATGATATAATTGGCTCTTCACCAATTTTAGTAAGAGCTAAATTACAGATTTCAACGTTGGATGTGGATACAGTCATGTCGTTCCTTCAAAAATTAGGGGAGGGCTAAAACGCCGGATGCCCTCCCCTTATTTCTACGATACGGTGTAATGAATTATAAAACTCATATCACCGCCCGTACCACCTTCAGCTGCCATCGTAGCCGCGATGTACATATAGCTATTAGGATCGGTAGTATCACCGGCTAGCTCGTACATCTTCTTCTCAGCTGTATTAATATTGGCTGCTTCGAATCGTACGTCTGTCATGGCACCCGCATCAGCAACGGCTGAAGCAAAGACATCTTCGTCTTTCACTACACCCGCTGATGTGTAAATACCAACGTTAAACGTACAAGACCCACCAAATGTGTCAGTACCAATAAAGATATGAGACACGGTGGCATTTGAAGGAATAGGTGCTAGCATAACGACGTCATCATCGTTAGTATCACCTGCAGCTAGAGCAACAGTGCCTTGTGCTACACGCATAACGCCATGCAACAAAGAGGCATCGTTTAGAACAGGAGGCGTAGCCTCGAAGTTCGTAACCAGAGTGGAGTTTTTAGTACCCATGTTCTATGTCCTCCTTAACTCGGGTCGCATTCAATATAACCGACCTTCGTCTCTTCCATGCGAGTGCAACCAATCGACATAGAATAAAAGACTTGAGTGGCATAGTTCTTGTCGTCACGCTCACTGATACGTGCAACAGGCTCTTGACCAATAGCCAACTTCAGACCTGACCTAGCATAGAACAGGACTTTGTGATCACTATTAGCATCGACCCCAATACGTTCCGAACGTATGAAATTGAATCCTAAAAAGGTTCCAACATCACCTTGAACCAAAGCCTTGACAGTGTTGAAGTCGCTGCTAGTAACAGCAGTTTCAGCCAACAAATTGTTCATTTGCTTTGCATTCAAGATAATATAACGATCGTTATCATCAACTTCATTTGCATCTAATTTTTCTTTAGCGGCACGAAGTTTAGCAACGTTAAGGCCAACATCAGATGAACTACCACCTACTTGCACATCAACGACCATGTTGGTGTCAAAGGCCGTGCTGGTGCTACCATCAACTCCGGTGAATGAAGCTGCATCCGCCGCAGTAATAATAGTGTCATCAATTGCACGTCCCATCGCATTCGATGCTGCTTCAGCATACGGGGACGTTGGGTCAATAAGCATTCTTACATGATCTTCACGATCAATAAGGTCTGCCCAATCAAAGTCAGTCAAAGACACTCGACGTCTGGAGTGTGGTGTGTCCAAACGAGGGGTATCAGAATGACGGCTTGTGCGTTGACGAGCGGCAGTAGCGCCGATTTGCTCGAAAAACGCATTTTTACCAGTAACCGTCTCTACAGAAACAGATGAGCGAAGGCGTGATCCTTTTTGCTGTGCCAGATGCTCAACATTTCCACGGTACTGTTCAACAAACGCTGTTGTAATTTCTACACTCATAGAATGTATCCCGTGTGAAAGTTATACCAATCCTACTAGGGTGTCGATTACTCGGCCTGTTAGGAGCGGGTTAGATCGGGCGAAAATATTCGGTATCCGTCTTACGCCACTTTCAGAGGAATTATATACTATAAACGTAAATTATGTCAATTTATTCAGTACCATGTTTTTGCTGCATTAAATCCTGAACTTGAGATATTAATCCTGGTCTTTCTAGCGAATCTGGGTCCCAATACTCTGGTTTTGCCATTATCGTGCTAATTTCGTGGTCTAGTTGATTAGGAGTTTTAGCGTCTGATTGTAAACCCTCTAAAGCACCATCTTCCATCATAGACTCAGCAATTTTAGCAAATGTGCGAACCATGTGGGGATTATCACCCAATCTAGTAGCCTCTAAGTATTCAACTAATTCCGGAGTGCCAAATTCGTTTAGGGCTGCTTGTGCTTGATCTACTTTCTGATCAAAAGCATTACCCCATTCTTGCCTAAGATCATTTTCTGATTGCTTTTGAATTTCTTCAGCTTGCTTGTTTAGATTAGTAACGTTTTCAGCGTTACCTTCCATATACCATCTGTGCAAACCGTCGGCTTGCTCAGAAGTTAAGCCCAATTTGTGTGCCGTTTCTTTGAAAGCATCAACACGACCATCCGTGTACTCTTTTAATTCTTCCGGTACATCTTGATCATACGTAAATTTATAACCAGTTGGGCCTTCTGGCCTACCCATTTCATTATAAAACTCATTCCATTCATCCTCATTATTAGGCTTAACTACTTTGTCTTTACCCAATAATGATGAAGCATTAATATACCCTTTTGCTAAATTTTCAACAGAAGAGTATTTTTTAAGCGAAGGGTGATCGCGCAGCTCCTCTGGCAGACCACCCTTCCAATCCTCTGTGGCAGGATCAGAGGATTGCTGTGGTGGAGAGGGCACCACAGGCTCAACCGGGGCTTCTGCTTCTGGAGCAGCTTCAATTGGGGCTTCTACTTGTTCTTCACTCATCTTTATTCTCCACATTATCTGCTATATGCATAAAGTCTTCTGGCCGATAATGCAGGATTGACATTATCTCAAGAACCGTATTTCTACGTCCTTCATTGAAGGCTGACTGTATAGGATCAGTAGAAAATGTAGGCTCTAATATATGGTTAGAACGGATAAGATAATTTAGTACCCGTTCGCCATGTTCACTACGGAAGGTAATCTCAAAATCACGTTTCCGCTGCTGGAGCTGCGTTTTGGAGGACATCTATTGCTGGAGCTGCCTTATTTGCTATATCTGCGCCTTGTTGTAGCATAGCCATCTGCTGCATCTGTTGCTGCATTTGAGCTTGTGCTTCTTTACGCTGTTGGGTTTCACTTTCAGTCTCAAGGATCATTTGGGGTATTCCAAACAACCCAGATAACCAGCGCACAGTATCTTCTGCCTTAAACACCATACCCGCATCTGGCTGTAATTGCATCACCGTTTGCCCAATTTCAAATACCCTTAGTAAACTGTTAGCTTCTACCTGCCTTTGTGCTCTGGCTAAAGGTGATACAAATTCGATTGCGTAATTACCACCTTCTAACATTTCTGGCAATGGTGGCAACTTATCCTGTCTACCTAAAATCCCAAATACGCGATTAATCAAAGGACTTAGTAATTCTGACTGCATTCGTCCCATCACCGGGCCTAATAATCTAAGCTTCTCCTCAGTTCTTTGTAGAACTTCAGTAGCTGTCATTTGCGGGCCTTGTCTCAACTGCAATTGATCTAAAAAGAATCCTTCTCTAATGCGAAGACGCACATCTTGCATCATATCTAGACCAATTGGTATTTGAGCACCCGTAGATAAAGGTGTAATAGGCTCTGATCCGGCGCGACGATAATTTAGTCCACCCGGTATAGTTCGAACTGGTAATATTACACTATCATCTTCTAACTGAAGAGGCGGGTCCACAACTTTTTGAGCCGCTTTAATAATGGTTTTAGACATCTGTTGTAACATTTTAACATCTGGTAATGTAGCCATTCCAGGACCACGACCATACACCTCGCCAGACGCTTTAGACCAACGCGGAGCCAAGACAGGCATTTCTTCATACCCACTCTCCTCTAATATGATTTCATCTTTGCACAAAACGTATACCGACGCTATAGGCATATTTTGTCTAGTGCGTTTCCGACGATCATAATCCATGCGGGGGAAAATAGCGTGTATGATTTCAAAACGCTCTT